GTCTGCTCCAAGTGCAACGATCTTTCCAGCATCAGCTGCACCAGCCGACGACTGGTTCGATCGCTTCTCGGTGATCTTACCGCTTGTTAGGTCTAAATACTTATTTCCTGCCATCTTAAATCTCCAAGGTTATGGGTTCCGTTATCGATATTTGAATTAATCCAACACCTAAGGCTTTTCCGATTCTTACGCGAAAGCCCGAAGTGGGTGCCACGTCTGTTATAGATCCAGTGGCCGAGAGATAGAGCTGAGATCCCTCAGTGAAGGTAAATGCCGGATCGGCAAGGTCGCCTTGAGAGATGCCTTCGATTTCGGCATCAACTGCGCCAGCGTTTCTTGCAATCGCTGCAACCTGTGCGCTCTCAAAGGTTAAGTCTGAGCGTGCGACAAAATATTTCTGGTTACTCACTCTTAGACATTTAAGCGCAGAGATGGTTTCACCGGCAAGGCGCCTAGATATAAGGTATTCTAGCTCGCCTGGATCCCCTTGAGGGCCTTGTGGGCCAATCGGTCCTTGAGGTCCTGTTGGCCCTGGTGGGCCTGGCACAGATCCCACCTCAATCGTGAAGAAGTCTTCTTCTTGCGAGACCTCTACGCTATAGGCAGCTTGATTTTCTACGACAACAGTCAAAATCTCTTGGTCAGGCTCAACCGTTAAAGAGATATCGCTTTGCTGCTCGACCACTGCCGTGAAGGACTGCTCGGGAAGAATTTGAACGACGATTGATTCTTGATCTGATTCAACGGTTGCCGAAAAGTTCTGTCCTGCCGTAACTTCGACGTTGGTACTTGTTCCATCTTGAACAAGAACGTCGTAATTGCTCATGTCGTGGCTTCACCCGAAACTGTCGCTTTTCCCTGAAGGATGCGATCAACGTCGCCAGTGCCATACACCATCTCAACATCGTAAATGTATTCTGCGGTTGTTCGAATAGCGTCTGTGCCGCGCTTAACTGGTAGGGCTGCCGTCTGAGTTGGCGTAAGAGCCATGGTGATTTTTCCAGGATCGGTGGTTTGGTTGAGGATATCGAAGGTAAATGAGGCGAGCTCAGCCCCACCAATTGAGCGCTTTATCTTTCCGCGAAAAGTTCTGCCCGTTAGGTCAACGGGTTGATCGTTCTCATCCTTTATGGTCAGGCGTCGAAAGAATGTAGCACCTTGTTCGATAAATATATCAAGTGAAGCAGCCGCCATGATCTCCGCCATGCTTTAAGGGTTCATAGTTATTTTTCACACTCAAAGGCTTCGTTTCAATTTAAACTGCAATAAAAATAAGCATGCACAACATTTAAGCCTTGAATCTGAATTACTTCGAAAGTGTGATCAAGACTTGGGAAGGGGAAACATGTCGACAGAATTCTGGATTTTAGCAGTGGCATTGTTCTTCGTCGTCGCCTGCTTAATCGCTCTGGTAAAGACTGACGGCGATTTAGAGATGAAAATAGGATTTGTTGATAAACTCAATATTAACCAAGATAGCGAGATCTCAAAGCTTCAAAAGCAGGTGCAAAGTTTAAACTTAAGTTTAAATGAAAAGCAGGGAGAGATCGCAAAGCTTTACGAAGATCTTGATGTGATGAGAGATCAGTTGAGTGCGTTTTCTGAAACGGTTCGCTTCCAGGACCTAAGGCAAAGGCATGTTGAAGATAGGCTTATTCGAGTGAGTGCTTTACCTAGAAAGATTCAGCTAGAAATTAAAGAGAACAAGTGCGAAGAAGCTAGCAAGAAAACTAGAAGTGCGGCCATTGACAAAGTTGAGAAGATCTTTAAGAAAGCAGAAGGCGTAAATGGCAAAGAGCGGGCAGTCAATAAGCGTTAGTCCACCCGTTATTTGGATTAAATACGAAAAGGGCATGTACCTTCAGTGTGCGCCAGGGAGCGATAACGCATTTGCTGTTGTGCCAAAGCAGTTCTTCGACAATCTCCTTGATCACTATGAAGTCTTGTTCTCGACGCTTGAAAGCCTTCGCGAGCCTTTATCGCCAGAGCTTTAAAGTAGGGCGGCCAGAGAAAGCCTAAACTGGCCGCCCTAGGGTCATGCGCGGTACGTGTGGACTGAAGGCAACCCACATCTCGGATGAAAATCCCAAACCCTTTAGTTCAAAGTTTTCTAACACCTGGTTCTTCTATCGACTTCTCGCGGCATGTGAATCTAGTGGGCAAGCTATCGCTAACGCTTGCGCACTCAAGACCTTTTTGAGCGCAAGCTGTTTCACACATATCCATTCTCATTTCCTTACAACCTGACCAAGTGACAATTAAAAATAAGGCTGTCGCAAGGAAGATAAAGAGGTCCTTCATTGAGTTTTACCCTTCTCGTGAGACATTCTATAAACCACCAATTGTACGGTTTTCTCTACATCGCTCTCTGAAAGCATTGTGTGATTTATTGCCTGAACATCCTTTTGAAGCTTCTCGACGGCATCGATCAGCTTTTGCATTTGCTCTGCCTTCTTTTCTTCAGCTTTTTTGTGGGTGTTAAATATTTGAGTGAGAAGCCATTTTATAAACATGGCCATCTGGCCAATGAGCACTGCCGCAAGCATCGGATTGGTTACACCAAATCCCATCTCGACATCGCCAACCTTTGCAATCGGCGTGAACTCGACCTTTTGCTCAGTTAAAGGAATCTGTTTCTCTTGCTTGATTTGCTTGCTCCCAGAGTTTTCTCTCTTCGTCTACGGCAGGGGCAACAACATCAGCATAGATGATGCGTGCAAGATCAGCTGCTCTTTTAAAATCTAGATGCTTTACAAGGATGCAAGAAATTAGAAATTTGATCTCGTCTTTTGTGTAGCGCTTCAATCCCCTGTTTGCCATAAACCAATTATCGCTGAAGTCCCAAATAACTCATAACCAACGTAAATTGATTTAGACTTTATGCTAATCTGAACTCGGGCTAGGTGTTTCAAGGACTGAGGGCCTAGAGGGGCCCCAAGTCGATGGACTGGCTTGGGGCCCTTAACCCGCTTCGTTAAGCTTTGTCTCAAGCTCTGTTAGAAGCTGGTCGATTCTCTCTCTAGTGAATTTGTGGAGCCTAAGCTTCTCATTTCGCTCGGAAAGTCTGTGCGCCACGTCCTTGTAGCGCTGAAGCATTGTACGACTCACCGGCACGCCGAGGACCATCTTAATTGGATCTTTTTCGTCGATTTCTAGATTGATTGCCATTCGTAAATTAAACCTAAGCTTTTATTGTAAGCGCAATTTAAACTCGAATTTATATAGAATCAATACGCAGCATCGAGTCTCATGGATTTAATGGATGATGAGATTCAGCTTGGCCGCCCGAGCAAGTACCAAGAGCACTTTTGCCAAATGCTGATCGAGCATATGTCAAAGGGCCTAAGCTTTGAATCTTTCGCAGGCGTCATTGGCGTCTCTAGGGACACAGTTTATCGGTGGGCGAGGGATATTGCAGCTTTTGACGAAGCAAAAGAAATCGGAACCTCAAAAAGCCTTTTACTCTGGGAAAAAATCGGAATCGACGGTGTTTGGGATTTAACCGAGTACGAGAACGGAAAGCCATCCTTTTCAAAGCGCCTAAACACAGCAAGCTGGATCTTCAATATGAAGAACCGATTCAAGTGGCGTGATCGCGATCCAGAAGAACAAACCGCAGAAGAACCAGAAGAGTATGAGCGACCGGATTCAATGAGGACCGATTGATTGCGCCATATAAAGCAAATTCAGGCTTTAGAAGACAAAGCGAGGTATGCATTCTGGCTCGCAGGGCGCCGTGGCGGTAAAACCATGGGTTTTAGAGAATGGCTTTTAGAAGACGTTCCGAAATCGCCGCCGAGATCTGAGTTTTATTTCATCGGTCCAACCAATGGCCACGCGCTAGAGCTTATGTGGGAGCCTATGGAAGACCGCCTACTAGATCTAGGGTGGAAGTTTAAACCTAGGGTTTCTAAGAAGCGCTTTGAGCTCACACACAAGAGAAAGATCTATATCATTGGTGCCGAAAACATCACGCGCGTTAGGGGTAAGGCCGTTAAACGCGTGGTCCTTGATGAGCTTGCTTACTTTAAACAGCCAATCGAGAAGGTTTGGCGAGCGCTAAGACCTGCTTTATCTGATCTTAAGGGTGAAGCTCGGATGGGTACCACTCCCGATGGCAAGGGTTCAGAAGCCTATGATTGGTGGATGAAAGTTAAGAGTGATCCTGAGTGGTCCACCCACCAATGGGTGACTCTTGATAACCCTTTTATTGATCCAGAAGAGGTTGAGGCAGCAAAGCGTGATCTTGATCCGATCTCATTTCGCCAAGAGTACATGGCCACATGGGAAACTTTTGGCGCTCTTGCATATTATTGTTTTGATGAAAACCTGCATATAAAAAAGCAACCACCAATCAGAGACGATAGAGCCGTCATCCTCTGCTTTGACTTTAACGTGAACCCTACGACTCTACTTGTAGCCCAGAGGGAAGATAAGCTTAGGTTTAAGAAAGAATACTCGCTTAAAAACTCTTCAACCGAAGAAACAGTTGAGAAGTTCTGCGCTGAGCATAAGAAGAAGGCCAACCACTGGTTGATCAAAATAAGAGGGGACGCCTCAGGCTCATCAAGAGCTTCGACCACTGGGTATTCTGACTATTTTTACGTTGAAGAGATATTACGGAAGTATGGCTTTAAGTACCAGAAAGAAGTCTGGTCAGCGAACCCACCAATCATTGATCGCGTTAAGCACGCAAATTCATATCTTAAAAATGTTTACGGTGAGCATCGGGTTGAAATCGATCCTTCATGCAAGGAGCTGATACTAGATCTAGCGAGCCAAAAGCTTGTTGGCCGATTGCCTTCTGATGAGAACAACCGCGGCCATAAAGCTGATGCCTTTGGATACTGCATTCATTGGGAAGTTAAGAACGAAAAAATGTCATCTGATAAACCTGGAATGATTTAAAGGGAGTAGAAAATGGCCGTAGAACAAGATGTTTTAGACGAATCCTTCCGCAAAGGAATTATTGACGAAATTTTAGGTCAAGAGAACAAGGCTCGAAAGGCTGATGCATTTAGAAAAGTAGACATCTATAAGATGAATCTAAAGCCATATCTCGCCTCTGCTCTTGAGCGCGAGTATTCAGAAACCACAATGAAGGAAATGCGAAAGATATCGTCTATCAATCCCTCTCAACGAATTGTAAATGAGATGGCATCAATTTATAAATCTCCGCCAGCTCGAACCTTTGGTGAGGTGAGTGAAGGTCAGTACGAAGTATTGATGGATATCTATAGATACGGCCAGTTCGATATGAAGCTTAAAAAGGCTAATCGCTATTTTAAGTTTCTTCAGCAATGCGCCATTCAGGTGCTACCTATCGATGGCGTGATCACGGCCAAAGTTTTCTCTCCTCACCAGTACGACGTGATCCCAAGGGAAGATAACCCAGAAAAAGCCTTGGCCTACATTATTAACGTCATGGATAAGAATGAAATCTTTAGAACGTCTGGCAGCGACCAGGTGAACCAAAAGATTGCAGATAAAGATGACTTCTTAAAGCTCGCTAAGATGCGCTTTATTTGGTGGACTGATTCTTATCATTTCATGACAGATGGCCATGGCAAATACCTGCCTCAAGAGGGTGATCCGCAAGAGGTGTCGCAGGCTGAAAACCCAATCGGCAAGCTTCCATTCATTGATGTTTGTAACGATAAGGATCATGAGTTCTGGACGACAAGTGGTTCAACGGTGATTGATTTTGCAACCGAGTTCTCTGTCATCTTAAGTGACACGGCCACGGTGAATCGAAACCAAGGCTTTTCGCAAATGATCTATACAGGACCAGAGAAGCCTCAAAGCATGGAAATTGGCAGACAAAGAGCTCTCTTTATTCCACAAAACCCAGATCCAGACGCAAAAGATCCAAAGTTTGAGTTCGCAACGCCTTCACCTGATCTTTCAGCAAGTTTAGACCTTGTCGATCAGTATTTAAAACTTTGGCTCTCATCTCAGAACGTCGATCCAAAGACTGTTTCTGGCTCAGGAGATGTAAAGAGTTACTCCTCTGGTCTTGAGCGCTTACTTGCGACAATGGATAAGTTTGAAGCCTCAAAGGATGACATCGACCTTTTTAAGATCGTGGAAGATCAGCTCTTTGATCTGATTGTTAAGTGGAATAACGCTTACCAGGGAAGTGACCTCTTAATAAGCGATCTTCAACGTGGGCTCATCAACGAGAATGCGACGATTTCCGTAAACTTTGTTACGCCGCAGTTCGTGCAAACAAAAGCCGAGCAAGAGGATTCTCTTATTAAGCTTAAAAAAGAGAGTCTTAAAGACGATGTTGAGATTCTTATGGAGCTCGAGGGCCTTGATGAGCAAATGGCAATTGAAAAGCTCATTGAAAAAGAGATTAGAAAAGCAAGGCTAAAGAAGCTCATAAGCGAGCGAATGGTCTCAGAAGGGCTTCAGCCTTTGACTGAGCCTGAGCCACCAATGGCTGAAATTGATGAGGTCGAAGATCAAGACAATCAAGGTGAGGACGCTCTTCAAGATGAGGATGCGGCTTCTTAATGGGTAGGGTTGGAAAGGTTAAATATAAAATCAACTTCCAAAAGATCTTTGGCTCTCGTGTGCCAGATGACCAGGAATTCAAAGAGAAGGTCGTCCAGGCAGTTATTGACCGGATTGTCGAGAGAACCCAAGATAACGTCTCTATTCACGGGAAGCCCTTTGCTCAGTACTCAGACGCCTATGCCAAAAAGAAAGGCGTGGCAAAGGGCGACGTTGACCTAACCTTAAGTGGCGACATGCTTGCTGCAATTGACGTCATTGATAGTACCGCTCAGACCGTAACGATTGGTTTTCCAGACGAGACTGAGAACGCTAAAGCTTGGAACCACATGACGGGGGACACGGTAAAGAAGCGAGAATTCTTTGGGCTTCCACAAAAAGAACTCGAGGAAATTGCTCGAAGTTTTTCGGGCGAGCTTGAGGACATTCAAAACTCAGAGCGTGAGGGCAGAAACATTGAAGATGAGGAATTAGAGGACGTTCTTAGGTCAATCTTGTCTGGCGAACTTGACGAGGAGCTTGGTATCTAATGGCGATCAAGGTTTACGGCGTAAAGACAATCTCTGAAAGACTTCTAAAGGTTAGAGAGTCACTTCGAAGCCAAGAATTGCTCGAAAGGATTGGTCGCTTAGCGGTTAGAGAGATCAGAGAGCGGACAGCGCAGGGACTTGATAAAGATTTAAAGCCGCTTAAGGCTCTTAAAGATAAAACGATAAAGAAGAGAATTGAGATGGCGGCTTATAACAAAACTTCCAGCCGCTACATCGATATCTTTTCTAACCTTCACTTCACGGGCGATCTTTTAAGGTCCCTAAAGCCAGCCTTTGCAAAAGGAAGAGTGGAGCTATTTTTCTCAGGCACGCACAAGCGCTACAAAACAAAAGACGGCAAGGTGGGCATGGGCGGTGTTGAGAACGCGGATATTGCAAGGTGGCAAAAGGATCAGGGGAGAGACATTTTAGGAGTTGATCAAACGCTTCGGCAAAAGATCAGAGAGATGGTTGCGAGGCACTTAAGGGCCGTCCTTAGAAGGTGATGACTTAAGTTGATACAAGACCTTGCTCCTGAAAAATGTGGAACAAAACATGTTTAGAAAAGCAATGAAGAAAATCTCTTTACAAATAAAAAATGGGGGGTAGGATGAAAGTCAAAGGCGATGTCCAGCCGGACACCGAAGAAAAAGATCACCAGCCGGATGATCAAGATCCAAAAGACAATCAGGAAAGCGATCAGAGCGAAAGCTCGGATGACTTTGAGCCAAAACTATCGGCCAAAGATTACGCTAAGAAATGGCGAGAGGCTTCTGCCGAAGCTGCAAAATTTCGTAAAGAATTAAGCGCAATCAAAGCTGATAGAGAAAAGCATGATAAGGCCAAGCTTAAAGAGCAAGGCAAGTACAAGGAAATGTACGAATCTCTCTCGCAAGAACATGGCCAGCTCAAAGATCTAATCGCTACAACTTCAAGGTCCGTGGCGTTTCGCCAGGAGTATTTGAAGTCTGGTGGAAAGCCGCACTTAGCGGAAGCCGCCGAGAAGCTGGTTGCCCTTTCTGAGATCGAACTAGACGACAAGTTCAAAGTAAACCGCGAACAGGTTTCATTTGAACTTGATAAGTTTAGAGAAAAGTACGGCACAGACTTCTTCCAAAACGAGAAGAGACCACCAAAAGATGGTGCTCCGAAGAAGCCTGATACCGAGCAAGGCGGGATGGTTTCAGAGGCTAAAAAGGCCAAAACCCAAGCCGAGTTCGACGCCGTACTTAAGAAGTATGGGATGGCTTGAACAAAATTAACGATTCACTAGGGGGAATCTAAAAATGGCTTTTACAACCAACATGTCGACAACCGCAGAAGTTGACAACAGCATCATCGAGTTGATGGATGCACAATACTTGATCGCAGCTGGTCAAGACGCTGTTATGGAACAGTTCGTATCTGTTCGCCGTGACATCGGTGCAAAGTCTATCGAGATGCCAAAGTACTCTCGCCTTGCCTTGGCTACAACATCATTGGATCAAGATGATGATGTAACTTCAGAGGCATTGGCAGATGCTCAGATCATTCTGACACCTGCTGAGTACGGTAAAGTTGTTACTACAACCAAGCTTGCAAACCTGCAAACTGGTGGCAAGGCTGATTTGGTTGCCGCTCGATTGGTTGGTGTAAACCAAGCCGCCACATTGGATAAATTGGCAGTTTTGGCTTTAGAGGCTTCTTCTAACAGCGCTACCGTAGACGCTGGTGCTGAATCCGCTCTTGATGCTACCGATGTTATGACTCACACCTTCTTCGACAAGATGTACAACAAGCTTTCTCGCGCTTCGATTCCTAAGCTGAATGGCGCTTACGTTGCCGTTGTTCACGAAGACGTTGCCTACGATTTACGCCAATCGACTCACTGGTTGGATGTAATGAAGTACGCCGCCCCCCAAAACATCTTGATGAACGAAATCGGTATGCTCAAAGGCTTCCGCGTGATCGTAAACAACCATTGCTCGATCTCAGACGACGCTGGTGCTTCTGCGGTTGATACCTATAAGAGCATCTTCATGGGTTTTAACGCTCTCGGCAAAGCCGTTTCAAAAGATCCTGCCGGTGTGATCACTGGTCCTTTTGATAAACTGGCTCGCTTCGTCAACATCGGCTGGCACGGTTGCTTACAGTATAAGATCGTCGATCAAGACGCTCTTTGGGTTGGCATCTCTGCTTCTAGTGTTGGTGCGAACACGTAATTAGCTTCTTAGTTGGGGCCACCTTTAGTGGTGGCTCCTCTCCTCTCTAAAAGGGGTTAGTGTTTTGAGTATCTTTGCCGACCTAAAGATGGACGCCGTGGTGCAGGTCTCTGATAAAACGAGGCTTGATGCGTCTTTATCATTTGTCGCAAAGGGCTCATCTGACATCACCCTTGTTGAAATCAAGCCCTCTGATACTGACTCGTTTATCGATATCACGGGCGACGATGGAACGGCTGAGAACTGGTATCTTGACTGGGCCTACGCTACAGCTGGCGAGCAGACCGTTAGCCTTCGAATCACCACCGATGGCTCACCCGTTACAATTACAAAAACCATCACTGTCTTAACTGAAGCGGAAGATGGGCTTTTAAGCTCTGATGAAGACATCAAGGCTTTAGAGCACGACATCATGAGCTTTTTGCCACGGGGCAAGAACTCCTTTAAGTACATGCACCGCAAAGCTCAGACCTTGATTTTGGACTACCTAAATAAAAACGGTTACTACGACTCAGATGGTGCCATGCTTACAAAAGAAGCATTGGTTCAAAAAGAAGAGTATAGGACCTGGTCGAAGTTTATGGTGCTGAGGTTGATCTTCTTTGATCAATCAAACCAGCCAGACGACATCTATGATGTTAAGTCTAAGTACTACCGAGAGCTCGAAGAGAGTGCCCGCCAGAGAGTGCAATTGCCAATTGATACGGACGGCGATGGCGAGGTTGAATCGCAAGAGAACATTCGTTTTGATTCGATAGAAGTGAGGATGCGTTGATCACATCGGTTAGACCTTACTTTAAAAGAATCTTAAAGGACCTAGGGTTTGTCGAGTGGCGAAAATCCTTAGAGCCCGACAATTTTCCAAAGTCCTTGCTTGAAGACATTTACCATTTAAGAACAGAGACAATCTCTGGCGTAAAGCAAAATCAGAGAGACGTTGAAGTCCAAGTGCCTGTTACGATAACTTTTGCCAAGAAATCAAAGCGCGACGAGATAGCAAACTTTGAAGTCGCAGAAGAGACTATTCAAGACATCATTGGCGAGGTTTTATCGCCACAGAACAAAGAAAAGTATGCAGATGGAATCGTTAGAATAAGCTTCAATCAGGCAATCCCTGAGGCATTGAGCGTTTCTAATGACAACATTCTGCTTAGCCGAGTGCAGTTTACAGCGTTTGTAAGTTTAGACGTTTAATAAAATTGGGGGAACAATGCCAAATTCAGCAAACATCAAAATCGAAGCGATGGATGTTTATTTCGGTGAGGACACGGCGCAAGTTGAGCGCATCACATGTCCTGCGGCCACAAGTCTTAACAACAAGTACATCCTGATCGGTGACACGCACTATGCGTGGTTCAACGTGAATAGCGGTGGCACAGATCCGGCTCTCGCTGGACTTACTGATCTTGAGGTGGCCGTTGCAACAGCTGCGACCGCAAGCCAAGTGGCTACTGCCTTATCTGCCGCAATCGATGGCGACGCTGCTTTTACTTCGACAGCCGCTAATGAGCGCGTCACTCTTACTTACGTTGCGACCGGATACAAGACTAGAGTCAGAGACGGCAACACCTCTGGATTCTCTTATGAGGTTTTAACTTACGGTGATACAGAGCGAAACGTAGGTTACATTGACGGTGAGATCGAGCTCTCTGGCTTCGGTGAAGACTTGGAGCCTGTGACTGCTCAACAGCGCGGCTCGACGATCATCACTCACTTGCGTAAAGGTCAGCCTGAGCTTTCAGCCACGATCAACTTTAAAGAAACCACTCCTGAGCAGCTCCGAGCGATCTTGCTCTCAAGCGGTGGCGTGCATATTCCTGATGGCGTCGGCAGCACAGAGCTCTTAGGTCTTGGTATTGATCGCCAGTTCACGTCGACATATGCACAAGCCAAGAAGCTTCGTCTTCACCCCATTCGAAAGATTGAAACAGATCTTTCTGAGGACTGGACCTTCTGGAAAGCTTACCCCGCTCTCGACACTCTGACTTTCAGCGGTGAGGCGGCTTTTGTGATTCCTGCATCTTTCATGGTTTACCCAGATGAGACAAAGCCTCGCGAGATTCAATATCTAGCAATCGGTGATTCTAGTCAGCTTGGAGCATAGTTGAATGAAGTTAGAGTTTGAGCGCACAAAGGTTGAATTGAAGATTTACGGTGAAATCGTAGAGATCACGATGCCAACCGAGGGACAGGTGCTCGCGATGCAAGAAGAGGTCGCGAGCGCTGGGGACGACCTAAAGGGAATGCTTAGGGCTCGACGAAATATGCTTATCGGGCTCGGTATTCCTGAGGCGACTTTGGATAAGATGGAATTCGCTCATGTGAACAAGCTTGTTGAGGGCTTGATGGGCGAAATTGGAAAAAAGAGTTAAGCGACCAGTGGATTAGGCGAGCTTCCCTGGTTCGCTTCTACGGTTTCTCGCACAACGAAGTCAGAATGATGGATGCGAGACACGCCGAGATGTACTGGCGGGCAATGACGGTGATTGAGGCAAGAGAGGCTCTCTTACAAATGGAGATCACCAGCGTGCCGCACATGAATAAAGATTCGGCGAGAAAAACGGAATCGAGGCTTAAAAAAGCAGCGTTCCCGAAAAAGCAATACATGGACCCGGCTCACCTGAAGCAATTGATGGCACAACTCGGCAGGTAACATGGCAGACGAAGACAACAAGATAACGATTGAGGTCTCGCCGGACGAGGTCAAGTTTGTCGAGGGCCTTCGTCGCATGGAATCTAAGGCCCAAAAGGCTGGCGAACAGCTTGGCGACGGCTTAGAAACGGGCGTAAAAAAGGGTTTAAATGGCATAGCTCTAGCTGTCGGCGCAACGGTTGCGGGCTTTGCGGCCCTTAGAGCAGTTAAAAACTTTCTAGGGGACGCAGTTGATGCGGCCGCCGAGGGCGAGGTTGCGCTCAATCGCCTTAACACTTCTCTTCGTCTAGCGGGTACATATTCAAAGGAAGCCTCTCAGCAGTTCGTCGACATGGCGAATGAGATTCAGCGAACAACGACAATTGAAGACGACGCGGCTCTATCACTAGCTGCTCTTGCCAGGAACATGACAAAAACCAATGAAGAAGCGATTAAGCTTACTAAAGCTGCAATCGATCTTGGGGCTGCGACAGGCAAGGGGCCGGAAGCCGCTTTGCAACAGCTTGGCACAACTCTAAGTGGTACGTCTGGTCAGCTGGCAAGGCGAATTCCTGAGCTTCAACAGTACACCGAAGCTCAGTTAAGGGCTGGCGCCGCGATAGACCTGGTGGCTGAGAAGTTTAAAGGTTTTGCAGCTGCTGAGACAAATACATTCAACGGTGCCCTCTCTCAATTGCGCAACAGTTTCAACTCATTTCAAGAGTCAATTGGTGGCTTTGTCACTCAGAGCCCTGTTGTCGTGGCTTTGGTTAAGCAGTTAGCTGATATTTTTATGCGCCTATCGGGCTCGATTTCTGAAGTGGGCAAAACGGACATTGTTGGTGCCCTGATAATTGAGCTGATCAAGTTTGCAGACGCTGTAAACACTTTCGTCGTGGCACCAATCGAGATGGTCTACAACGGTCTTGAAATTGTATTCAACGGTATCAGGACCGCGATACAAGGCCTTGTTGCTGGAATCATCAATGCGACATCTGGGATTGTGAACATCTTTGCACCAAACAGTGAGCTTGCGCAGAACTTAAATGCGCTCTCCGAAACCACTGGCGCCACGTTTACTGACATGGCAGCGCAAACGAGGGCTTCGCTGGATGATATTTTCAATTTTGATTTTGCGACTAAGTCGGCTGAGTTCATCGAGGGATTTAGAACTACTGCGGAGCAGGCCGGTGCAATCTCTCAAGAGATGGGAAATAAGATTGGATCCGGTGTAGAGGAAGGCTTAAAGAAGGCAAAAAAAGAAGTGTTCGACCTTGGGCGCTCAATTGGTCAAGGGATTGCAACCACGGTCCAGCAAGCCGTCACGGCAATTGCTCAGGGGCAGAACGCGTTTAAGGCAATCGGAAATGCTCTCCTTGGCGTTATTGGCGACATCGCTATTCAGCTTGGAACATTCTTTATCACCACAGGTCTTGGCCTAGAAGCTCTGGTTTCAAACCCATTTACTGCGGGCGCTGCGGCGGTAGCGGCTGGTGTGGCGCTTGTGGCTTTTGGCGCGCTCATGAAGTCAATCGCTGGCTCTGGCGCAGGCGGTGCGGCTGTATCGGCTGGCCAGCCTGGATCAGGTGTTCCTGGTGGTGGTGTTAGTGCCGACGCCTCAGGCTCTCAGGGCACTACAGATCAGCTAGAGGAAAGGCAAGCTCGCGTTCAAGTAAACATTCAGGGCGACGTCTTAGATTCCAGAGAGAGTGGACTTAGAATCGTCGACCTGATCAACGAAGCGTTTGATACAGATGGCGCTAGGGTGCTTGCAACATGATCAGGACGTGGTCAAAGTTCACTTTTGGTTTTGATGTGGAGTCGGATAATAAATATTTGGACTTCACAGAGGATGGTTTTCCACAGACTGCCGAGATTGAGTTTGGAAACTACACGTTGGGTGAAGGCCTAAGTGCCGTCCAATCAGCACTCAATAGCTCTGGTCAGAACACATATACGGTGACGGTAAATAGAAGCACTCTTTTAGTTACAATCTCCGCCGACGACACATTTGATTTGAATATTGCAACGGGCGACACAGCCGCAAATTCTATATTCGGACTTTTGGGTTTTAACTTTGCGTCTGATCTAACTGGTCTTAGCAGTTATACGGGCAACGCGCCTTGTGGCTCCTTTTACGATCCGCAGTTTTTACTTCAGGACTACGTGCCACCTGAGAACTTCAAAGAGTCGATTGATGCCACGGTAAACCGCTCGGCGAGTGGCCGAGTTGAGGTCGTGAGATTTGGAATCGAGCAAAAGATAGAGATGAACATTCGCTATATTACAAACAACGTGATGGACAACGTCGCGATCAAGAACAATCAGTCTGGTCTGGAAAGCGCACTCGCTTTTATGTCCTACATCTCGCAGAAGAAGCGCTTCGAGTTCATTCCAGACGTTGCCAATCTGGATTCATTTTACAAAGTCATTTTGGAATCAAGCCCTGGTTTCTCAAAAGGAACGGGTTTCAAGCTTAGGGAAATGCTCTCTAGAGACTTGCCTGATTTTTATGAGACTGGTGTTTTACAGCTTAGGGTGGTGAGCTAATGTCGGTATCGAACGGGCAGAAGGCCAATGCAACAACCTTCAACAATGCTTTTGCGTCAAAGACTACAGATAACGAGTATGCTGGTGTTCAAAGCCTAAACAACACCTCTGATCCTGACTCTGGTGCGCAGATATATAACGCTCAAAGAGCGATCAATCTGTCGATGGACACGCTTGGTTTATCGGGTGAAACGGATACTGCGCCTAACACCTATTCTAGCCACACAGTGATCGCCGATGGTGACGATAGAAAGGTCGCAATCGGTAAGCTTGATCAATCGCTTGGTCAGGCTGTAAGCGCCATTGCTGGCAAAGTCACTGGCCCTGGCAGTTCAACTAATAATACGATTGCAAGATTTGACGGCGTTGATGGGAACGACATTCAAGGTAGCGGCGTTACAATAGACGATAGCGACAACATGGACATTCCAGGCGACCTAGTCGTTCAAGGAAATCTGACGGTTAATGGTACGCAGACTGTTATCAATACCGCAGACTTGGATGTAGAAGATCAAAACATCACCGTCAACAAAGGTGGAAATGACACTTCCGCAATTGGTGCTGGCTTAACTGTTGAGCGAACGTCCACTCACGGGACTTTTTTGTTTGATCCAGCGCTTACCTCAAAGTGGAAGCTTGGGCTTGTTGGCTCAGAAGCCGAGGTTGCAGACGTTAGCTCCACTCAAACCTTCACAAATAAAACCCTAACTAGCCCTACTGTAAACACGCCCTCACTTGCGCAACCGAGTGTTACGAATTACGTCGATGCCTCTGAGCAAGGGAGTGCACCATCAACACCAGGCTCTGGCGTTCTTAGGATCTATGCGAAGAACGATAAAAAGCTTTATACGAAGGATTCAACAGGGCTTGAGGTCGACCTAAGTGCTGGCGGCTCAAGTATCGACTACACGTTTATCAATAGCTTGCCCGCTGAAACGTCGGTAGAGCCTACTGATTTATTAATTCTCGGTGACGTATCTTCAACATCTGCCGACAAAGCTACTGTCGAAGACGTGGTCGAAGCTGTCGCGGCCACTCAGTCAGATCAAGAAACGGGAAGCGCTACTGATAGGGTAGTCACCCCTGCAAGACAACAGTTCCACCCAAGTGCTTCAAAGGGTTGGGTTTCCTTTACCGGAAGTGGCACCGTGACTATTTTTGCTAGCTACAACGTCTCGAGTGTTTCTGACAATGGTGTAGGAGACTACACGATCAACTTTTCGAATTCATTTAGTAGCGGAAGCTATGTCGGGGCCGGGATAGCCCAAGGTGACTCGGGTATTGCCAAGATCGTTACGATTAGTGACAACCAATCGCCAGACACCAGTTACTATCGCATAGAGGTTTACAGTAACTCGTTCACTGGCCTTGGCGATAGCTCACTTATTCACTGCGTATTTTTTGGAGACCTATAGATGGATCAGCTTATTGCATATAACAGGAACGGAAAACTCATTCTGCTTTATCCAGCACCCAGCGCATCGATTGAAACAGTAATGCAAAGAGATGTTCCAAGTGACGCCACAGAGGTGGAAATCCTCACCAAAGACAAGGTCCCAAGCACGAACTACTTTAGAAAAGCTTGGTTTAAGCAGAATGGAAAAATTGAAGTAGACATGGATATGGCGCGTGAGCATCACATGCAGACCATTCGCGCAATGAGGGATCTCGAGCTTGAAAAGCTCGATGCTCAAGCGATTCGAGCCCTTGGCTCAAATGACACCGAGACATTGGCTAAGATCGAATCGAAGAAGAATATTCTGAGGAATATACCTCAGACTTTTAAAATTGCTCACGCACAGACGCCAGAGCAATTGATGATACTTTGGCCAAACGATTTACCAAAAGTGAAATAGGGGGGATTAGATCATGGAAGAACTAATTGTAATGCTGGCAACGAAGTATCCGGCACTCGTTGCAATATTTAGCGTGATTGGAGTTCTTAGAGCTATAAATAAGCCTCTTTTTGCGCTTCTTAAGTCGTATGTGGGTGCTACGGAAACAAAGAAAGATGACGAAATGTTGACGGCTGTCGAGCAATCAAAGGCCTATAAATACTTGTGCTTTGTACTCGACTATCTAACCTCGGTTAAACTTCCGCAAAAAAAATGAGCTGGCTCGCAGTCATCAAAGTGCTCATTTTTAACGCGCCAGAGGTTTTGGGTTTGATTCGGGCGATCATCGAGAAGGCTGAAGAAGCCGAGCGAAAAGAGAAGGTTAAGGATGACTTTAGGGCGATTGAGCAGGCGTTTAAGAACAAAGATAGCGATGCTCTTAGGCGTATTTTTGAGTCTAAGTAGCTGTGCTTTCTTCGTCAAAGAGCCAGAGGCTAAGACCTTCAATGGGAAGTGGCAATTTTGCGAGATCGTGCCAAATGAAACCTTGGCCTGTTTGAACCAAGAGGATGTTAAAGCTCTTCGAAAAACCCTTATTGAATGTGAGGCGAGAGCAAAATGAAGAACAGGTTCCCCGAGGTAGTATCGGAGCTGGTGGAAACGCCAGATAAGAGGCTTAAAAGCCCATCGCCTTGGGTTGGAATTGTTATTCATCACACCGGCATCGGTGAGCGCTCACAAGGCAGCATCTCGAAAGACCTTTGGAAGCAGCTTTATCAGAATATTCGCGGTTGGCTTGTATCAAACGATAAGAACTATGTATCGGCACACTTTTTAATTGGCCGCGAAGGTGAGTGTTCGCAGCTTGCTGATCCCGATAACTACGTAACTTTTCATGCAGGTGTTAGTGAGTACTATCATCCGCTAGAGCGAAAGATCATGTCTGGTTGGAATTCCTATGCCATCGGAATTGAGCTTTTAGGCGACGGTGATAAAGATGGGTTCACAGACGAACAGTATCACAGTACAGCTAAACTTTGTGCTTACCTTATGGACAGGTATCGAGCAATAGATCCAAGGTGCATAACGGGACATGAGAACGTAAGCCCTGGAAGAAAGCGAGATCCAGGCCGGTTTTTTAGCTGGCGAAAGTTCTTTGATCTTCTTCACCTTTACAGAATGGATCTTGAGTCGATCTCTTTGAGGAAATCTTAAGATGGGCATCTCGATCACGACTCAGGCGAAATCAGCTCTAAAACAGACGGCTAAAGAGCCAAACATTGTGCTTGAGATTGAGGGCTTAAACACTGTTTTTGGCGCTTCACTTATCCAGCAATACGTTAGAATTGGTGGAACCTACGAGGAACCAGGACCAGGTGATCCAGTCCCCGAGATTGGTGATCCGGAAACAAACGATCTCGCTTTTTACATAGGCGGCTTTAACCTTGTAGAAGATCAAGACGACATCATCACGTTTGAAGAAACATCGACTTCAATACGAAGCTCTTTACAGATTGATAAGGGTGAAGGCTCGAGCATCTCGGCTTTGAATATTGCGCTCATGGATGATGGCTATGTAACAAGGCTACTAACTCCTGGTGAGATCTTGGACGACCTCTTGCAGAGGCGATGCAAGGTCTACATGGGATTTACTGGTACTGCTTGGCCTGAGGACTACATTACGATATTTCGAGGCGTTATCACCGACGTCATGTCTTCGGCTGGCAAGTCCGTCTTGCAGTTAAACCACCCGGATGAAAAGAAGCGTTCAAACATTTTCAAGCTTGCCGAGACAAATCTATTCTCTGCAATCGACAGCTCACAGACGAGTAGCATTACACTTGCGAACTCAACAAATTTTCTAACCAGAATCCTAGGTCCTGATGGCAGCTACGACTCATCCTTTCTCTCATACGTTAGAATTGACGACGAGATCATTCAGTATACGGGCATATCTTCGAATGTCCTAACAGGCGTGACTAGAGGTGCGCTCGGAACCACGGCATCTTCGCACGCTGAGGACGCACCAGTTAGCAGTTACTATAGGCTAAAAGGTAACGGCGTTTATCTTGCCTTAAAACTAATGCTGTCAGGCTGGAATGGCCCTTACCTAGAAGAGGTCGACGTTGATGGTGTTAACATCTCTGGTGCAGAGAGAGTTGAGAATGCCCTCTTTTTCAAAGATATCGATGTAACGGAAAAGTACGGCTTAACTGAGGGTGACTATGTCTCCTTGGTAAATGACTTTTTACCTGCCAACGATTTTACGGATAAGCGCGTTTCGGCCATCATCAAAAGTACCCTTGGCGATTTCGTGCAGATTGAGGGTGTAACGCTCACCGATGATAACGGCAAGTATTCGCAAGCCTCGTTTAGATCGCAGTTTGATACTCTGCCAGATGGTTTAAAGATGTACGGCGACGAGGTCGATATTGCCGAACACCTTCGAATTTACCGATTGTTTCTCTCCTCTGTCGAGTATGACTTTTACTTAAAAGAGGGAATTGAGAACGCTCGAGAGTTTCTTGATCAGTATGTTTATTCACCAATGGCCGCATATTCTATACCAAGGAAGTCGAGATCCTCTCTTGGTTACCACATTGGTCCAATCCCTGGTCAGGACATAGCGACCTTTAACGACACGAATGTTAAAAACCCCTCGAAGGTAAAGATCAGGCGCTCAACGAGTAAGCAGTTCTATAATGAGGTTATCTATCGTTGGGACGAGGACCCGCTCGAGGATAAGTATTATAGCGGCTACATTGCAATCTCGCAGAATTCCAAGAACAGAATTCCAGGTGGCAACAAGTCGCTCTTTGTTGAGGCTAAGGGCTTAAGAAGCGAGAACCTTGCAAACAACATTGCGCAAGAGCAGACGTCAAGGCGCCTTAAGCGCTATGAGTACGGAGCAGAAGCTATAACCTTTGATGCTTTCCTAGATGATTCGTTTGGTGTTGAGATTGGCGATATCATCATTTTTGACGGGACAAAGTTAAAGCTTCCAGATTCCAAGACTGGCGCCGTTGGAATGGCGCCAAGGTTTTTTGAGATTCAGAACAAGGAATTTCAAATTAAGACTGGGGACGTTAGGTTTGAAGCGGTTGATACAAACTTTTCTGGTGCTGCCCGCTACGGCTTGATCAGCCCTGCTTCAATCGTTAAGAGCGGAATCTCCACAACGTCCTTTGTTATTGAATCAAGCTTTGCTTCGAGATTTGGCGCGTTTGAATATCGAAAGTGGCAAAGTTTGGTTGGTTGTCAAATACAGGTGAGAAACGCAGACTTCTCGACCGTGCTTTTATCAACGCTCACAAGTGCGAGTTCAAACACCATTCAGGTTTCACCAGCATTTTCCTCTGTGCCAACAGATGGCATGGTAATGGAGCTTGCCACATACAACACGGCTACCGACAACGCGAAACTAGTTTATGTCTTTATGAGTGATGACGATTTTGATGACGGCAAAACACCTTTTGACCAGCTCTAATGGAGATGAAACATGGCTGATATTCCAGGCGAAATAAACAAGGTTAACGATGTTGAGGTTTCCGCCGAAGCGCCCGTGACTGAGGCCCTATTCAATAAAATAGGCGCAAATATCAATGCGTTGATCGACTTATTTGGAAATTTCACGTCAATTACGGCGAGCGGAACTTTCCAGGTGCCAGAGAACGTGACGCGCATGATGGTGGAGCTCATTGGTGGCGGCGGTGGTGGCGGCGGCGGTGGAAGCTCGGCAGGTAGCGGCGCAGGCGGTGGTGGTGCGGGCGGAATGGGTTGTTTGCCAAAGTATGCATGGGTTGAGGTAACGCCACTTGAAACCCTTTCGGCCACCATTGGAGCTGGTGGAGCGGGCGCACCTGGTGGAGTGAGCGGTGGAATTGGTGGCACGGGCGGATCAGGGGGCCAAACCGTATTGTCAGGATCATTCGGTACGTTAGTCACGTTTGGCGCGACTGGCGGTTCTGGCGGAAACGGTAGCATCGCAGGGGGAGTTACTTCAAACCGCGGCTCTGGTGGCGGATCCTCTGGTAACTCATGGTCCCCAAAGCTTGAGACCACTGGTAACGGCGGTGGTGGCAATGCAGGGGTTGGCGGATTTGTACCAACCGCTGGAGCATCGGGTCAGTCGAGCATTTTTTCTTCTGGTGGGGCCGGTGGTGGTGCGGGCGCGAATGGCGGTGAGGGTGGCGCTGGCGGCGGCGGCGGCGGCGGTGCAGGTATAGGCGATGGTGGCGGTGGTGGTCAGGGTGGAACCGCTGACAACGTTGGGATGACTGCTGGCGGAAACGCTACTGGTTACGGCGCAGGTGGCGGCGGTGGTGGCGGCGGATGTAACATTGGGTCAGCTGTATCGGGCGCCAATGGCGGTGACGGCTCACCTGGTCGAATAAGACTTCTTTGGTAAACGCTTGGACTTCTTACCCCATCATTGCCCATTTTGTGAAAGCGGCAGAGATGATGCGAAACCTTGGGGGAAGGGCTCAAAAGAAGGAAGCTTTCAAGTCACCTATAAATGCAAAACCAAGCTTGTGGTCGAGCGCAGAGGTGCGAGCTTTAAGCCAGTTTGGCAAATGCTATGTAGACCACTTGGTTCTGCAAATTAGCGCCCACTGGCCTCTCGAGCGGCTCGCTTTTTGGGGAATAGCTGTTTTGGTTCATTGCGCCGCCTCGAAAGCGGACGACTTACGTCGATTAGGCCAATCTTTCTTTCAAGTGTTTCAATCCTCTCAACCACTGAGCCGCCTTCCATAGCACCTCTAAGCGTATCGTTGAGCAATGTTTGATAGCCCTTTCCTGACTTTTTAGCTTCGTCTTTTAGCCACAACAGAATGTCACCATCAACGAAAGTGGTGATCCTAACTTTATGGCTTTTGGGATCGAGATAGCTATCATCTAGATCAATCGCGCCGTACTTTATTTTACTTCGGTCTGAAGACATGCCACACCGCTATACACATATTTATGCATACTTTCAAGGCATGGGCTTACCAGTATCTTTTCGATTCGCTCAAGAGCTCTTTAAATAGGTTAGGTTTGAATAGTGGGCAAAGTATCTGCTTTTTCTCATGTGCCGCAGATACCACCTGGTCAACTAGGGGGATGCCTGACTTTTTAGAGAGCATGAGAAAGGGCGCTAAGTCCCGACATGGGCTCATGCAAACGATTTGCTCGCCAACCTCGCCGATAGGTTCGTATTTAAGGGTTTCAATGTTCATTCGCATGCCACGGTAGGGTAGAGATTCCGTCTCTGTTTCTACCTGACAATAGGCTTGTCTGTTCTTTGTTTTAAGTGCCTTCGAGTAACACTCAATCACATTTAAAAGGCGCCATGTGATCTTTTCGGGCTGGCCTGAAATGAAGCAGGTATAGTTCTTAAGCTCTTTTACTTTTTCTAGGAATAGAAAGCAGAGCCTTGCATCGCGAGCTGTTTTCTTAAATCCCACCGCGTAATGAAGCGCTCCGTCAACTTCAACCTCTGAATATACGGACGCATACTTAGCCAATTTTATGCATGCCTTATGCATGGCCTTCTTTGAGTGCGGCCAAGTGACCGCACAGAAGAGCGTTGGCTTTTGAAGGGATTTGGGAAGTGCTAATTCATTCTTCACGGCCACCACGAAGCCATAGTGGCCGATGTAAATCCAGGGAATTTATTTCTTAATGGTCGTCTTTTTAGCCTCACTCGAATCAGACTTTGCGCTTTGATCTAAGCATTTGAAGTCTATGTATTGAGAAGGGACGTCGATACTTCCACCACCTAGGCCACCACCGACACGCATACCACTTGATTCAGATCCTTTTTCAACTTCTTCATATCCGTTGGGACATTTCTTAGACATCAAATCTTTAGCCTGCTTCATTGATTTGTCGGGCGGACCAGAAAAAGAAATTCTGCCGCCATCTTTTCGCTCAGTTTTAAGCATTGCGTGGGTGCAGCCGGTGCCAATAAGTGTCAAAAGTGCCAATATTAGAAAACGCGCCATGTAAACCCCCAGTTAGTTAAACTATAGTTGATGATAAACTATTTTAAGACTAGGTGCACAAATGTTTAGAAAACTGGGTTGACGCATCTCGAGATGAATCGTCCGGCGATCGGATTCGAGACATACGTTTGTGCAATTTCTTCTGCTTAATTCAAATGCACTTGAATTTTAAAAATTCGTAACTTAAATCCAAGCACCTCGCGATACAGGAAGTACTTTCAGGGCTTAGGGGACGCGTGTTAATATTCAAGGTTGGGTGGGGGATGGTAGCCTCTTTTTTTATAGGACCCTATGGTCTGATTGATCTGATAAAGCACAAATTCGCTGTTATGTATGACATCTTGATTGGTGAAGCGAAGCACTGTGAAGCCAGTTGCCTCATAAAGCTGAAGGGTTCGAGTGCAGTCGTACACGTACCGTCTTTCGTGGTATCCACCATCGATTTCAATAAAAAGCGCGAACTTTTCTACCATGAAATCGGGAAAGTATGAGAGAACTGGGCGCTGCGACCTTAGGCTGCATTTGGGCAATAGCCCTCTTGCTTTCCAGCTTTGAAAGGTCCTCGCGAAGATGTCTTCCGCGTTGGTCTTTCGCCTTCGAAGCGCCCTCGCAAACTTCTTGCTTTCCCTTGGAACATCTATTGGTATTTTACGCAATGGCCGTACAATTTTCATCGGTGACGGGTTATAATGATAATAGCCTGAATGGAATAGACGACGAGACGTGTTATGGACGGGGTTGAGGCACTTAACGTACTTTTGAACCTTTTGCGGGAGCAGCGCGCCCAAGATATGGAGCCGCAATTGAGCTATCGTCGAACAGGATCGCTAGGGCCGTGGCCCTTGTCCGAGCATCCACCTCTAACCACCTTTGAAGGAAAGTCACCATCGAGCTCAACGGGATGTGACCGTCAACTCCCTCTATTGCTTGTTTTAGAAGGTGGCGAGAAGGAAGAATAGACGTGGCGACGCCACCTTCTTCTCTGTACAGGTCAGATACGGTGCATTCGAGGGCATTGGCAATGGCTAGCTTTGTTTCTTCCCGACCTGCATTTATCCCCGCCTCAATGTCTCGCAAAGTAGGATAAGGAATCCGCGCTTCGGCCGCGAGTTGATGGGCATTCCAACCCCGTGCCTTTCGGCGCCATATTGTATTCACGGCAAAGGTGGGCTTAGCCCGTTTTGTAGTCCTTCCCAATAGTTACAGCCTATCCGTAAAATTTAATAAATATATCCGTGATACACGTATATTAACGTTGACTATAAACGTAAAATACGTAAAATAACGGTATGGACGGCAATCAGCTAAAGAAGCGAATTTACAGGTGGGCTAAAGAAGTCGGCATCCGGCGCGCCAGGATAGAGCTTGTTGGCGCCGGAGTCGGCTTTTCTACGGCCGAAAAATTAATTGCAGGCACCTATGGCTCGACGCCCAAAACGCGAGTTGCAGAGGCCTTAGAAAGCTTGTTGGCCAGGAAGGCCTCTGAGAAGGCGTCCTAAACCTTTTGGCTGACAATTAAGATCTGATCTCGAAGCCCGTCAAGCGTGTAAGGCGCCGGCGTGTATTTAAAACAGGAGATTGTAAATGACTGCTGCAGAAAAACTAGGGATGACACCGCCGTGTAAACTGATTCTGTCGTCCGAGGATTACCATAAGCATGCAGCGGTAGGGTCGTCATCTCTTAAGAAAGTTCTTCGCTCACCGGCTCATTATAAATATGACTTAGAGAATCCGTCGGAAGCCACACCTTCTCAAGAGTTTGGCACTGCCGCTCACATGGCCCTTTTGGAGCCAGATAAGTTTCAAGAGATGATGGCAATCAAGCCTAAGTTTTCAGGTACAGGGGCAAGAGCTAAACAAGATCAATGGGAAGCTGAAAACCACGGAAAGATAAAGCTAAGTGCTGATCAATACGCGGATATCTTAGGAATGCGAGAATCGCTTCTTAAGTGTAAGACTGCGTACAATCTTCTGTCTGGTGGAAAAGCTGAGGAATCTTATTTTGACGTCTGCCCAGAGACTGGAATTGCTCGAAAGGCGCGCCCAGACTTCTTAAGAGACGGCCATATCATTGTAGACATAAAAACTACGACCGATGCTCGCGAGAGTGAGTTCATGCGGTCGATTGCCGCCTACCAGTATCATCTATCTGCCGCCTACTATTTAGATGTTGTCACTTCTGTTACAGGTCAAAAATATAATGAGTTCGTAATTGTCGCCGTTGAGAAGGCTCCACCTTACGGCGTCGCAGTTTACCACCTATGTGACCAGACGATTGGAGCTGGTCGGCATCTTTATCGCAAGGCACTTACCTCACTAGCCGCGTGCCAAAAGCACAATAATTTTCACGGCTACCCAGACAAGGTGCAAAGCATTTCGCTTCCACCATGGGCTTTTCCTCAAGAGGTGAGTGAATGAAACAGCTTTCTACGCAAGAAACTACGTTAGCCGCGAAGATTGAATCCGTGCTCCTTGGCGGTGATCTATCGAGGCTTAGCTCTGAAGAGAAAGTTTCCTACATAAACCGCGTTTGTGAATCACTTGGGCTAAATCCCTTAACCAAGCCGTTTGATATCATCCGGTTCCAAGGCAAAGAGGTTCTTTACGCTCGAAGAGACTGCGCGGATCAGCTTAGAGAGATTCACGGCGTATCAATTGTCAGCGTTTCTCGAGAGCGGATCGATGACCTTTACGTTGTAACTGCCAAGGCATCAGATCGCTCGGGCAGAACGGACGAAGCCGTGGGTGCGCTCACAATTAAGGGTTTATCTGGTCAGGACCTGGCTAACGCACTAATGAAAGCTGAGACAAAAGCAAAGCGCAGAGTAACGCTCTCAATTTGCGGTCTAGGTTTACTTGATGAAACTGAAATTGCCGATTCCGCTCGAGCCGAGAACGAGGCAAGAGCTGCCGAAATTCAGAATAAGATTGAGGCGCCAACATCTGAGCCATCATTTGCGGCAGAGGATTTTTTTAATATCCCAGAGGAAATTGTGGCCACCCAACCTGGCGACTACATCTTTAAGAGCGGCAAGTACTTTAAAGGTAAGCCTCTCAAAGAGCTAGACGTGAATCGCCTTCGAGAGATTTGCGGTTGGTACGATAGGGATGGATCTAAAAATCCAAAAACGCATCCAGACGTTCACGAGGATATAAAAGAGACAAAAGCATGGCTCGCATTCTTGGGGGGAGAGCGTGACTGAGCTTGATCAACAGATAACTTTCTTTCACGGGCTGATTCAGTTCTATCAATCCAAGGGGTGGCCGCACGCAAGTTTAAGGCGAACCCTTTTTGAGCTTTTACAAATGAAATTTGACGTCAGAGGTGTGGAGCATGGAACCAAAAATGTTTGTCATTGAATACCAGCTTGATCTTGGGGACATGGGCTACCACGAGTCGACCATTGCTGGCGTTGTTTACAAGGACGAGTGGGGTTACGGCGCAGAGGTAAAGCGTGCAACGATTGATCTTGATTCAAAGACAATCGACATCACCAAATTTATTAAAGAACGCACTCTATTAGAGGTAGAGGACTATTTAAAAACAAAATACATCGCTGCTGAGGGGAGCAACGAATTGATTCCAGAGGATTGGAGCAAAGAGGGGGCATAGGTGTTTCGGTTAGAAACCGTCGTCATAGTGGTTTGCATCTTGGGTGCAGTTTGGGCAATTTCATTTTTAGTTTGAGGTTCTAGTATGCTGAAAAAGTGGAGATTGAAGGCGGGGCTTACACAAGCTCAGCTTGCGGATAGGCTCGGTTATTCAACAGCTCAATACATTTCAAATATTGAGCGAAAAATCTCAAAACTTCCGGTCTCAAAATATAAGCAAGCATCAAAGATTTTGGGAATTCCAATGGAAGTCTTGATTGAGATGAGGATTGAGGAATCAAAAGAGAAGCTTAGAAAAGTCTTTAAGTTTGTTTGATGTTTACTCCGCCAGGTTTGTCAGCAAAACCTGGGTCGCGGTTCGTTTGCATGCCTGGCTGGAGTTTTTTTGGGGGTTTCATATGGAAAAGAAAAGGAAAGTAGGAAGACCGGCAAAGGAGCCTGTGGACCTAATTACAATGGATGAGGCTGTAACCGTCATTAAAGAGTACCTAATGAATAGGTACAATAACCCAACCGTAGTTGAGCGCTGTGCTTATTCGAAGGGCACGCTCTACAATAAGACTTCTTCTGGCGAGCTAAATCGGTGGCGCAAAGGCAAGTACTGCCTTGTCAGCAAAGCTGAAGTCTTAAAGTTAGTGAGTTAGGTCCGTGAAATACGATCATACCTCAGATGCGAATATTAAGCGGCATCCAGGAACAGGCGTTTACTATTTCAAGCGAGGTAAGATTGAGAAAAGCCTCAAAACCAATGTGTGGGCAGAGGCTTTAGAGCGAAAAAAGCTTCTGCTTTTAGAAATTGATGCTGCCGGATCCATTGCAACAAGAACAAGGGTTGGCGACCTTTACGTTCAATATAAACTTGAAAAACAGAAGCAGCGAGACGGCAAGCTCTTAAAGAAGAAAAAGATTCGAGAGGGGACCTACAACGAGATTGTCTACATTTTCGAAAAGCACCTTTTGCGGTTTTTTGAGAAGAGACGACTTTCGCAAATTACCCCGCTTCTTTGGGCACAGTATTGCGACCGGGCAGCGGTTAGCGATTTGGCCAACCACAGAAAAGTCATGTCTGGATTCTTAAAGTGGTCCAAATCTAAGGGCTACATTCTGGGCGTGCCTGACATTACTGAAATTCCTCACCACCAGCGGCGCAAGAGACGAATCATAAAGCAGCATGAGCTGATGAAGATCTTTGAGAACTCTAAGGGCGGCCTTTTGGTGTTCTTGTCACTTGCCCTCTATAACGGGCTCAGACGAAAAGAGATCATGACGCTCAGCTGGGACCGGGTGAACCTTTCAGAGCGTTATATCGTGATCGCACGTGATTTTAACAAGAAAGGGAGAGACCGCTCTCTTCCGATCAACCAAACGGTTGCAAATGTTCTTCAAGCACATCGGGACGAACTCGAAAAAAAGGGCAAACTCAAGATGTGGGTTTTCCCGAATCGAAACGACTGGCGTAGGCACGGCGACGTGTCAGGACTTAAGACCTCATGGTTTAAGTGTTTGCAGAGGGCAGGCCTTGAGGGCATCACCTGGCATGATTTCAGGGCCACCTTTGAGAAGTATTCGAACAAGTCTCTAAATCATACGGACATGCAAAAAGAGAAGTTCGCAGATGCATCATTGGACGTTCAAGGTCGCATTTATGTTAACATGGATCATGAGGACTTGCGGGGTCTCGAAGACGTAGTCGACGTGCCCGGTTTGTCTGATTTGATCACCACCCGGAAAGACACCCTCGGGGAAAACAAGGGGAAACGAAAGTGAGTTTAAGAACTTACTTGGCGTATCCTCTGGAAATCTTTTGTCTTTTAATTACTGAATATATCACGATCAACTTGTTTAGGAAACTGATGCTCTATCCAACTGAGCTACGGGGTCTGCGAGCTCCCTTTATATTTTATTTGAAGCTGAGATTGCACGCATTTTCAACAGTCGTTCATCCATTTTCATCGATTTTCATAAACAGGGTAGGGGAAAACAAGGGGAAAAATAATCACCGTGTTTCCTGCTCTTTTCTACATCAACGGGGGACATCATGGCGAGGATCAGGACGGTTAAGCCTGAGCTTTTCAAACACGAAGATCTTTACGATTTGGAACTGGAGACTGGCCTTCCAATCCGCGTAGCCTGGATCGGGCTGTTCACTGTCGCCGATCGCGAGGGTCGGTTCAAGTGGCGGCCGCGAGAAATGAAAGTCGACATATTGCCTTATGACCAGGACGTTGACTTTTCGCACATCCTAGATGCGCTGGAGGCCGCGGGCTTCGTGGCGCGTTACGAGTTTGGCGGAGAGGTCTTCGGTGTGATTCCGAAATTTCTGAGGCATCAGGTAATTAACGCGCGCGAAGCGAAGAGTAAACTGCCAGAGCCGCCAGCAGAAATTCTGGTGTCCGAAAAGCCACGTTCCCGACACATTCCGGCGCATGTGAAACGCATTGTAATTGCACGTGCACGCATGTGCGTGCACTGCGGAGCCACCGATGACCTCACTATTGATCATATTCATCCTTTCTCGCGGGGAGGCGATCATAGCCTGGAAAACCTCCAGATTCTTTGCCGCTCTTGTAACTGTGCGAAATCAGATAGCACATGTAATTACACTGAAACGCACGTGCATGCACGTGGGGAAGGGAAGGGAAAGGAAGGGAAGAGGAAAGGAACTGGAAGGGAAGGAGTACGCGTGGCAGCCGATGCTGCCCCGGCCCCGGCAGAAAAAGATTTGAATGGGCAGATTTGGGCGGCATACCGAGAGGAATACTCGAACCGCTACAAAGTCGAGCCAATTCGAAACCCGAAGGTAAATTCGCAGATCGATCAGTTGGCTAAAAGGTTGGGCCAAGATGCGCCACACGTTGTTCGCTTTTTCGTAAACCATCCAAAAACATTCTATGTGTCCAAGCTGCACGAGATCGGAGTGTGCCTCAGCGACGCCGAGTCTCTGCGAACCCAGTGGGCTAGGGGTCGCGCCGTTACCAATTCCGAGCTGAAGAGGTTTGAACGCGCCGTCGAAAACCACGAACTGGACCGTCTCATCGACGAGGGAAAGATATGAACAACCGCCAAGCCTTAGCGAAAGTGATCAAGGCCGTTGCCGTTTACTATGGTCGACAGCTCGAGCCAGAAGTTTTGAGCTTGATGGTTGATGACCTTGAAGACCTGCCGGTGGACGAGGTGACTGCAGCTTACGGTCGGTATCGAAAGAATCCTAAGAATCGATTCTTTCCACTACCATCCCAGATTCGTGAACTCGTAGCGCCAGAGGAGTTCGTTGAGATTGAGGTCCAAGCTCGCGAGATTGCGGCCCGCGTCGTCGGGGCAGTTACCAGCCACGGTTGGTGCAACGCAAAGGCGGCCGAATTATACATCGGCCCAATTGGCTGGCAGACTGTCTTGCGTCAAGGCGGCTGGATGCACATTTGCCAGAACCTCGGCGTAACAATCAATCCAACGACGTTTCAGGCGCAGCTGCGCGATCAAATCGAGGGGACCCTTCGCTACGGTACCCCCGCGATCGAGCGATCAATCAGAGCCCTTCCTGCGCACGAGAGTAGAGGGTCCGATGGTATGCAGTCGATTGGTGAAATCCTGAAAATCGGAACCATAGTCCAGCAACCCGAACCAGACGATGCCGCATGATTCACGTTGGCGATGCAATGAGCGTCCTTGCGACCTTCCCCAGCGATCACTTTCACTGCGTTGTGACCTCTCCGCCTTACTGGGGCTTGAGGGATTATGGCGTTGAGGGTCAGCTTGGACTGGAAGAGTCGCCAGACCTTTTCGTTGGAAATCTGCGAATGATCTTTGAGCAAGTTAGGCGCGTCCTCAAAGATACCGGCACCTTGTGGCTCAACTTAGGTGACAGCTACATCGGTCCATCCGGCGGTAAGCAGGGCAAGAACGGGCAAAGGCAAAACAGATCTTTTACGGCATCACGAATCTTGGACAAAAAAGCGTCTGGTCTAAAGACAAAAGACCTGGCCGGAATCCCTTGGCGAGTCGCATTGGCGCTTCAGCAAGACGGGTGGTATCTCCGCCAAGACATCATTTGGCACAAACCAAATCCCATGCCTGAAAGCGTTCGCGATCGCTGCACAAAAGCACACGAGTACATCTTTTTGATGTCAAAACGACCACAGTATTATTTTGACCACAAAGCGATCAGAGAGCCAATGAAGGCATCTTCGGTAGAGCGTCAGCTGAGACCATGGAACGGTGAAAGACAGCGGTCGATGCCAGAATCCTATAATCCACATTCTATGAGCCATTACGGCAAACTTAGCGATGGGATGAGAAACAGACGCTCAATCTGGACCGTTACCACAAAGCCATTTAGAGGCGCTCACTTTGCAACCTTTCCGCCAGACTTAATCGAACCATGTATCCTAGCCGGTTGCCCAGAGGGCGGTGTGGTGTTGGATCCATTCTTTGGAGCAGGGACGACTGGGCTTGTCGCAAAAAAGCTCAATAGAAAATGGGTAGGAATTGAGATCAACGAGACTTACGCAAAAATTGCTCGAGAAAGGATTGGTGCGTAATGGCCATCATCATCACCACAAAAGAAAAAGAACTGGTTAGATTGGTCGATGAAGAAACAGGCAAAGTCATTGAAGTGGCGTGGTGCCACAAGCCAACCCGAAGCAATACAGAAATGAGACTTTACATCAGGGCAGATGCGACGATTGCTATTAAGCGGACGAAGGTAGAGGATGATGAAATTAAATAGTTTTAGTTTAAATTTAAGATGCCTAAAAAAGGTGGGCTAAATGAAAAGCTACTTCGATGAACAAGGTTATCCAGGAACAAGAGACTATAGCGGCAATTGGGACGGTGGAGACACAGCCGCAATTCTTGGAACATGTTGGTACTTTAGAAAGATGCATGAAATCGGTTTACCGTGGAGTTATGACTTCGCAGTTCCACGAAGGCATAACGATGAGAAGAAGTGGTACGGT